CCCGACAGCGTATCGCCGTATGCATTCAACCATCATTGAAACATCGACGGCATGGGCGTACGCCACCGCAGCCAGCGGCGGCGTGTCTGACGTAACGGCTGCATCGCTCACGGCTTACGCTCGACGCGCCGAGGCCGGCGGATACGACGCGGCGGTGGTCGACGCGTTCGCTGCCACGCTGCCGGCCGACGTGGTGCTGTACCCGTACTGGGTGCCTGTTCTTGCCGACACCATCGCCAGGCGTGAGCGGTGCAGGGTGGTGTCGTTCTCGGTGCCGCGCAGCCACGGGAAGACGCTCCTGGCGGCCCTGCTGGCCGGATGGGTCCTGAGGGACCCCGAGGCTGACCGGCTGGTTGTGAGCGCCGCCACGGCCCTCTCGCAGGCCCGCCTGTCCATGGAGGCCCTAGCCAAGATCCATTGGCCGGCTGACGGCAAGACCACGCCCTGGGCGGCCCGCATGTCAAACAACCAGCCGATGCTGCGCCACGGGAAGGGCAAGATGCTGCCCATCGCCCGGGACCCCAAGCGGGCGGACGGCGTGACCCCGGCGCTGGTGCTGGCCGACGAGGCGGCCCGTCTGCAGGGTGACTACCTGAGCCGGTTGATGACGGCGGCCACCAAGACCGCCGAGGGGCGGCTGCTGATGACCACCACGGCCGACGACGACCTGAGCCTGCCCTGGGCCGGCTGGCGGCAGGAGGCCGAGGCGCAGCTGCTGGCCGGCCGCCTGCGCGAGGACTGGGCGGTGCACCACTGGGCGTCTGACGCCGGGGCGGACATCCACGACCCGGTCCAGTGGCGCAAGGCCAACCCACAGCTGTGGATCGAGGGCGGGCACATCACCGAGGACACGATCAGGTCGGAACTGGCATTCCTAGGCAGCCGGTCGGACGGCGTCGAGGAGTTCCGCACCCAGCGGCTGAACCTTCCCGGCGGCAGCCTGGCAAGCGTCGGCATCGATGCGGCCGTGCTCGAGCAGGCCAGATTCGACTGGCGCATCGAGGACGTGCGCGGGCGCCGGGCTTGGGCCTTCATCGACTTCAGCCTGGGCAGCGTCGTGGGGGCTCGGGCCGACCTGACGAGCGTGGGGGTCGTGGTCGACGGCGGGGAGTTTGGGCTGCTGCGCACCTGGTCGTTCACCTGCGGGGAACTAGCGCACATGAAGCAGCAGCGGCCCTGGCTGCACGAACTGGTCCAGCAGGGGCACGTTCACCACAACGACGGGCAACTGATCGACTTTGACGCCGTCGAGGGCCTGCTGGGACAACTTGGTAGCACCCTCCAACTCGAGGCCGTCGGCGTCGACGAAGTCGGCTGGACGCAGAATTGGGTCCGGCAGGTCATGGTCGACAAACTGAACCTGCCGGTGGAGGCTCGGTCACAGTCAATCCGGGAGCAGGCACCCGCCTGGTCGACCTTCGTGGCGCTCATCCGCATGAAGGCGCTCCGGTACCACGACGACCCGGTGCTGCTACACCAACTGCGGCACGCCACGACCAAGACCTACGACGGCGGGCTCGTCAAACTGCAGAAGCGGGACGGGCAAAACATCGACGCCCTAGTGGCGGCCTGCAACGCGGCTCGCCTGTTCGAGCTGCGCGGGCGCTCCCAGCAGTGGATGCCGCCGTCCGGCGTGATGACCATCTGACGCCACCTAGCGGACAAATCGACAATTTGCGGAATGTGCCAAAAAATGGCGCACTCGCCTATTGACAGAAAAAGCGCGTACTCAAACTGGGGGAGGCGTGGGATTCCTCTCGCGCCTACGCAGCTACTTCATCGGCGGCTTCGACGCCAGCCTGCTGGTCGAAACCTCGTCGGCAGGCGAGGTCGAGGCCCTGCCCGGCGTCCAGCGCTGCATCGAGGGCATCTCGAGCATGCTGGCCAGTGTCACGCTGTGCGTCTACGACAGCGCGGACCAGGAGGTGCAGCCGGCTGCCCTGAGCCTGCTGACCGGCCGAGCGACCGAGATGGTCAACGGGTGGGAACTGCGACGGTGGATGGTTACCGAGGCCTTCACCCAAGGCAACTCCTACGTCTACATCGCCAGGACTTACGCCGGCGAGGTGGCGGAACTCATCCCGCTGGACCGCGGCCGAGTGACCATCGACTGGACCTCGAGCCCGTACCGCTACCTGCTGGACGGCAAGCCCGTGCCGTCGTCGGACCTGATCCACACCAAGAGCGGCTACAGCCGGTGGGCGTTCATCGGTGAAAGCCCGCTGGACAAGTGCCGCACCCAGCTGCAACTCGTCAGCGACCTCGATACCTGGGCGGCCACGATGGCCGCCACCGGCACGACTAGGCGACTGTCGTTCCAGTTCCCGACTCCGATCAGCGAGCAGGCGAAGCAGACGATCCTGCTTGGTTGGAAGGCCAAGCATGCCAAGTCAGGCGGCGCTAGCGAGCCGCTGATCATCGATGGCGGCGGCAAGATCGAGGGCGTGAGCGGCCAGGGTGACCTTGATGCCGTGACGGCGGCCCGCACGGCTGCCATGGGCGAGATTGCCCGAGCGCTCAACGTCCCGCTGTCTTTCCTGGCTGCGACAGAAAGTGGCACACAAATCGACCTCAACGCCCAGCGGGCGTTGGTTGACCAGACGCTTCGTCCCTGGGCCAAGCGAATCGAGGCCGAAATCATGGCCAAGATCCTGCCCGGCTATCGCGTCGAGCACGACCTGCAGGAACTGCTCCGCGGCACGATGAAGGACACGGCCAAGGAGCTGTCCAAGCTCGTCATGTCTGGCGTTCTCACGCCTAACGACGCCAGGTGGTTCATCGGCATGCAGCCGGTGCAGGACCCCATGGCAGACGAACTCATGATGCGCCTGGACACAGCGGCCGGACAGGCCGAGGTGAACGGCGACCGCGAGGACGAAGAAAGCGAGTCGCCCGATGCAGATTGACCGCCGTTCGTTCGAGGTCCGCGCAGCCGTCGAGGGCAACACCGTGTCCGGGCTGGCCATTCCCTACGGGACCGAATCCCAGCCGCTGCCGTTCATCGAGACCATCCAGCGTGGCGCGTTCGCGGCCGACCTCGGCAAGCGGAACGTGTCGCTGCTCGTCGAGCACGACGGCGGGCGCGTGCTGGCCGACACGCGCAGCGGCACGCTCGAGCTCGAGGAAACCGAGCGCGGCGTGACCTTCGCCGCTCGCCTGCCTGATACCCGCGACGGGCAGGACATGCGCGTGCTGCTCCGCGACGGGATCTACCAAAACATGTCGTTTGGGTTTGTGGCCGAAAAGGACGAGTGGCGCGGCGACCGCCGCACCGTCGTGTCGGCCCGCCTTTACGAGGTCTCGATCGTCCACACGCCCGCCTACGAGGCGACCGCAGCCGCGGTCCGGGCGTTTCGCCATTCCACCGGGCTCGTTGCTCGGTACCTGCGGCTGCGGATTGGAGACCTGAAATGACCGTGACCCCCGAAGCACTCCGTGAGAAGCGTGCGCAGCTCGTCGCTGCGTGCGAGCAGTACGCCGAAACCGCAACGCCGGACGCCGTGAAGGCGTTCGATGCTGCTGAAGAAGAAATCCGCGCCATCGACGGCCAATTGTCGAGCCTGTCGGTGCGCAGCCGGCTGGACGCCGTCAAGGCGGCCGGCAACCAGGTGCTGCGGCCTGAAAGCCGCGCAGGCGCCCGCACGACCGTGCAGGACCTTGCCCGGCAGATCATGCGCCGCGACACCACGCCGCTCGATCTTGACATGCGCACGCTGCTGACTGTCGCCACGGCTGCGACGGCTGGCAATACCACCGTCACCCAGCAGACTGGCGAATTCGTCAAGTGGCTTGACTGGGACAACCCGGTGCGCATGCTGGCTACTGTCCAGTCGTTCCCCACCAACCTCGATCTTCCCGTGATCGATGCGAAGATGACCGCTTCCTACGTTTCGGAATCGACCCAGGCAGCGGCAAACAACTACCCCGAAAGCAACTTCACCACGATCAAGAAGTCCTTCACGGCCCACAAGACCGCGGCGTACACCGACATCACGGAGGAGCTGCTGAATGACTCTATCGTGGACCTTGCTGCTGAAATCGTGATCGATCACGCTCGCGCCCACGGCAAGGCCCGCGCTGATAAGCACGTTGTCGGCAATGGCTCCGGCCAAGAAGAGGGGATCGCCATCCCTGGCAATTGGGACACCGCCAACGTGGTCAAGACTGGCGCCGTAGGTACCGAAGCCGACTTCGAGGACATCATCACGCTGTACTCGAAGATCAAGCCTGGATACCAGCAGAACGGCAGCTGGATCATGAACGCGAACACTTGGGCAAACCTGCTCAAGATTCGTGACGCTGGCGCTACGGGCAAGTTCCTGTACGACGGCATGCAGGGCATGATGGTGCAGGACGGCAGCACTGGCCGGTTGATGGGCCGCCCGGTGTACATCAGCGAATACATGCCCGACGCGGGTGCGCAGGCCAGCACGGCGATCTTCTTTGGCGACCTCAGCCGCGGCTACCGCATCGTGGACCGCACCCAGGTGACGTTCCGTGTGGATCCCTACACCGTCGGCCTGGCGGGCAAGGTCCGCTACCTGTCAATGATGCGTTCCGACGGGAAGATCGTCGACAAGTACGCCGGTGGCGTGATCCGCCGCGAAGCCTGATCGACTCCATGTGACCCCGGGCTGTGGGGGGGGACACCCCCCCCAGCCTTTTCCAAATGCCAGCACTTACGACCAGCGATATCAAAGCCCACCTGCGCATTTTCCACGCGCAGGACGATTCCTACATCGGATCGATCCTGCTGCCGGCGGTCCGCGAGACCGTCGAGCGCTGCACCGGTCTGTCCATGCAGGCCATCGAGCGCTCATACAAGGTGTCCGAGGAGGGAGACACCTGGATTGTGCTCCCGATCCAGCCGGTCAACACCAACGGCGCCATCACTGCCGTTTACGTCGACGACGACGCCGTTACGCAGACCGCTACGCCGGAACTGCACTGGGACGGAGAGCGCGTGGCGGTGCTGGTCGATGAGGCTTGGAACCGCCCGGTGACCCTGAACTGGATCACCCTCGTTGGCGACCACTACATCAACATGCTGGCGCTGCAGCTGTGCGGTCGCCTCTACGCCGACCGCGGCGACAGCACTGGCGCCATCGAGGGCAAGGCCGAGCAGATGCTGATCGCAATGCTCGGGGAGCATGGGGTGCACTGATGGTCCCGCGTGGCATGTTCCGGCACGAAATGGCGGTGCAAAACTACACCGTTGCCACTGTTGACGCGTACGGGCAGGACGTGAAGACTTGGAACACGGCCGCCACGGTGCTCGGCTACATCGAGTCGGCCGACGGCCGAAGCATCGACTCGGTGGACATCAACCGTGGACAAACTGCGTGGAGGCTCATCCTTCCTTGGATTGACTCGGTGACCGTCAAGAGCAGGATTCTGCTGCGCGAAACGGGCAAGTCTGACCGAGTTCTTCAGGTCACCGGCGTACTAGATCCGACCCTGCAGCGCATGGAACTGCACTGCGAAGCGCTCGAGGTGACGGCATGAGCTTCCGCCGCGGCGCCACGTTCAACAGCCCGGAGCACCTCAGGAACTACATCAGGTTCATGGAGGGCCAGCGCAACGCTGGCGAGAACATCGGCCTTATGCGCAAGGGCGCAAGCGGCTACGCCAATGCGCAATTCCTAGCCGCCGAACGATTGTTCTACGAACTTCCCGACCGCGTCAGCCGCAACCTGTTCAAGCAGCTGCTGAGGCGCAGCCTTAAGCGACTGGCGACGACGTACAAGCAGAACTGGCTGACGCACGGCGCCACCCACCGTAGCTACGGCGGGCAGGAAAGCCTGCGCAAGGCGTCCAGCAAGGTCATCCAGTCGGTGGGCGACACCCGAGGGTTGAAGACGACCAGCCGCACCGGCTTTCGATACAAGCGGCGGCCCCGGTCGTACATCGCTCCCATCGTGGACAGCGGCCGGGCCCAGTGGCACGTGAAGCGGGCCACGTACCAGCAGTTCCCGCCAGAGGTCCTGAAGGAGGACCTGGCGCTGGTCATCGAGACGCAGCTGACCGAACTGGCCCGCAAAGCGCGGATGAAGGTGTCCAAGAAATGAGCATAGAAACGGCCATCCGCGACCGGCTCACCAGCGACGTTGGCGTTTCCGCGCTCGTCGGCACGCGAATTAGCCCCGAATGGCGCCGGGAAGGTACGGCGCTGCCGGCCATTGTCTACAGCATCGATAGCCGGACTCCCGTGCGCACGCTGGCGCAAACGACCAGCCTGGCAGAGTTCGCCGTGTCGGTGGATTGCATCGCCGTCAGTTTGTCGGCGGCCCGGACTCTGGCGGCTGCTGTGTCGGGAGTGCTCAACGACAACACTGGATTCACGACCGTAGACGGAACGCGAATTCAGTGGAACGCCACCGACGGCGAGGACGTGGAGCGAATGGACGATCAGGAAGGCACCGACGACGGCCCGCGGGTGGTCCGTCAGACGTACCGCATATGGGCAACAGGAGGCTAAGACATGGCATTTATCGCAAACGGCACGACATTGTCAATCAGTATTGCTGGCGGAGCCGCAGTCGTTGTAGACGCGAGTGACATCAACATCACGGCATCAAGCGCTACCGTCGACGCTACCGCGCTCAACTCGTTGTTTACTTTGGCTCTTCAGGGGCGGCCGAACGTGACTGGATCAGCAACGATCCACACGGACAACGCCACGGCGGGAAGCTTGGCAGCAAAGTTCGGCGGGGCTACGCCCGACACGTCAGCGGTGAGCATTACGATCAGCGCCAGCGGTGGAACATCTGGCGGGATTGACTATACCGGAAGCGCTGTGATTACAGGATTTAACGCCACATATGCCAATGACGCAGTGCACCAAGCAACGCTGAGCTGGCAGTACGTCGGGCAGATCACTGTGAGCCGATCAGCATGACCTGGCGCACCCTGAACAGCGAGGCGGTGGCCGGTTACCCGGCCGTGCTCGAGGTCCGGCCCATTACGGTCGGAGAATGGCGGAAGATCGAGCAGCTGGACGACGACGCCCGGCAGGCGTTCGTGCTTGAGTCGTGCACACGAGTTGACGGCATGCCCGGATCAACATCGCTGGACATGCATGTGGCCACGGCACTGGTCCAGGGAGTGATGGCAAACCCTTGGAATGGACCACGGCAGACCGCATAGAGCGCCTGCTGGTGGTCCTGGCGTACGGGCTGACTCGTCAGCCTCAGACGGTGGTGGAACCATGGCGCAAGCCTGGGCAGACTGACTGGATGGCAACTCTCGGGAAGGTGGCAACGTGGCAAAAGTAGGACTTTCAATCGGGATCGACGCCGACGTTACTGGGCTGCGCAAGATGGGGCAGCAGGTGACTGGCGAGCTCGAGAAGCTGCGCGGCGCTACCAATCGAATCGGCGCCAGCATCCATGCAGCCATGGCGCTTCCCATGGTTGGTTTCATGTCTAGCGTGGTGCAGGCAGCCGCCGAAGCTCGCAAGATGCGAGCCGAAATGATGTTCCCGTTCAGCCACGCTATGCTCGAGGCGCAAATACAGGCCGACATGATCAAAATGGGCGTCGGACAGCGCATGGTTGAGGCTGGGCTGGACCAGCCCGAGGCCAGGAAGATGATCACCGACGCAAACAAGCAGGCAATGCAGGCACTGATGGCCAATCAGGCTGGCAGTACCCTCGGTCGTAGCGTCGAGTCGGCACTGCTGAACCCCGCCGAATATGCAGCCAATTTGGTGAAGGCCGGTGGCGGCATGTATGAGCAGGCAGCCGCGGTCGGATCGGAACTCCTGAGCGGGAATCTAGGCCCGTTGTCGCAAATGTTGGTTGCTGGCAATCTGTCACCAAGCAACTTTGAAAGCAGCTTAAACCGGGAGCGATTCAGGATGGGCGAACTGCAGACGCAGGCATCGCTTGCCATGGCCGGTGGGCAGACTGAGCAGTACGAGTCGACCCGCATGCAGCTGGAACGGCAGACTTACCTGCTGGCTGAGATTGCCCGTAATTCTGGGGGGACACGCTGATGGCTTGGGAAGTTCAACGGCTTCACAGCAACCAGGCGTTCAGCATCGGCGTAGAACCAGCCGAATCTGTTTTACGAACGCAGTTTCTCGTCGCTCAAAACACCCTTGCCCATGATGGGTCGGGGGAGGATGGCTGGACCATCTGGAAACTGATCAAGGCGCAAACGGCACCGTTCAACGTCATCGAGCCGATTGGCGCTCGCTTGGCTGTCATCGCAGTCGACGTTGGGCTTGCGCAAATGATCGTAACGGACATCGAGGTCCAAACGCATCCAGCCAAGAACAACTGTTACGTTGTCACTCAGACGGCCAAGGCCGTGCTACTGGGAGAGTCGCCATATCGTGGGCTCAAGATCAGCGAACAAAGCAGCGCTAGGCCGGTGCAGCAATACATCCGGCCCAAGCCAGGCCTAACCAGCGGATCCCCGGCTGGTTCGTTCCCGGCAAGCGGGAACGTGACATGGCCATCCAGTACGCTGATCAGTAACGGACTCGTCACTAATGTGATGGGCAACCCGATTCAATTCCTGGTACGCCAGAACATCATCCGGCTCGAGTTTCTCGTGCACGAGCCTGCTACCAGTGTCGGTTACACGAGCTTCCCTACCAATCCTCGGGCATACCTGTATCACCGAAACACCAACGTGTTTTTAGGCGCTGCGGCTGGCAGGATTTTGTTCCAGTCGTACGAATCGCGCTACGTCAGCGACCAGGTCAAGATGGACGTTTACACGTTTGTTGATGACGACTGGTTCCATCTGGAACAGATGGTGCTCCGCAACCCGGTAGACGGTTCAATTTGGAACGACTCGACGCAGTCGCTTGGGGGCAGCACTGTCAAGTGCACTGCTCGCGCTGTGTGGTTTCAGCCATACGAACCTACCGCGGCTTTCGACACGCCGGGCGTCATACTGCCTACTGAGATCCTGAACTACACGGCCTCAATCCCGCCGGGGTGGGTATGAGCGGATTTCTACAACCGTCTGTCTATGGCCCCATGGGGGTGTCTGCCGATGCGCAGAACTCCCTGATTACGGCCGCCCAATTCGTCCACGCAAACAAGGCGCAACTTGAGCGCCTGCTTACAGCGCCAGGCGTGACGCGGGAATGGCACACGATGCGAATAGTGGGCAGCACGTTGCTGACCTCCAATCGATGGCAGTATGTGCTGAAAAAGGTGCAGCCAGCATCGTCGCCGTCATCGATCGTCGACGTTGGCCTTACGGAACTCACGGAAGTGACCGCTTACAACCTAGCGGAGTACGGCAACACCGCAGGCACTGCGGCAGGTGGCGTGAATGCAACGCGGGCAAACGCGTCTGGATTTCTCCTGCTCAAGGTCCCGGACGATTCGTTTGTGCACGCTTTCCTGTGCTACACCGCCGACGGCGTCAGTGTGGCACTGTTTGAGCGTGCGAACGCTTGGGACGGTGAGTGCGTGTCGGCGCTAACGGTTTCGGTCGACGGGGGGACCTACTGATGTCTGACCAAATCCAACTAAAGCGGTCTAGCACGGCAGGATCGGCGCCAAGCACCGCGCAGCTGCTGCAGGGCGAACTTGCCGTCAACACGGCCGACGGGATCATTTACGCTGAGGATTCGTCTGCCAGCAGCGTGTTTCGGTGGGTGCGAACGCCGACGTTTGACACGGCTGGCTATGTGCTGGAATCGACCAGTGCCACGGCCACGACATGGGCCAACAAATCGTTTCATTGCCCGAGGCTGCCTGCCGACGGCATCGATGCATCGACGGGCTCGAGCGCACGCATTTACTCGATGCCGCTGAACGCAAACGCATGCGCGGCAGGGGGCACGCCGACGGCGAACCGTGCCCATTACAACCTGTTCTACATTCCGCACACGGTAGACATCAAGACGATCGCATCGCAGACCTTCGGCACGGTCGGCGGCAATGTGAAGTACGCCGTATACAAGCCCGACGGAACGGACGGGCGACCGGGAACGCGGCTCTACGCGAGCGCTGCCATCGCCACCGGAGGCGGGTTCGGCTACAACGCAGCCACGGGAACTCCGCTGGTGACGCTTGCGCCCGGCCTGTACTGGGTTGCCGTCATTTACTCGACGGCTGCCGGATCATTCGGGCGGATCAGCGCCAGGGCGGCAAACCCGCTCGGGGTCTTCGACACGGCGGCTAACGACTGTATCACCGGTCTATATGCCGACATCGGCTCGCACGACCTGGCGGACCCGGCCCCGACGACGTTCCGTTACAACGACGGAAGCACCAACCAGTTCGTGGCGCTCATCTCGGCCTACTGACATGCCCAAGACCTACCTGCACCATCCTGACGGCACCGTGACGGTCGAGGACACCAGGACACCGACGGCGGTCTACCTCGAGCAGCTCGAGCGTTTGCGGGCGGCCTGCACGGCGTCCATCCTGGCTGTCGCGCCCGAGCACACCCAGCGCAACGCGGCGCTGGGCATCGTGCCGGCCGGCCCGGTGGTGGCCGACATCGCCAGCCGGCGGGACGAATACCACCAACTGGCTGCCAGCCTGCAAGCGGCGCTAGCCGGCTGGGACGGTCAGCAGGCGACCGCGGCGGCCTGCTGTGACGTCCTCGAGGGCATCCAGTGGGTGGAGCCGTGAGATGGCTACCCGCCATCGTCGTCGTCGTGGCGACCTCCTGCGCTGGTCCGAGCGAGCGGATTGCCGCCAACACGACCGCCGTGCGTCAACTCGCGCACAGCAGCGGCCGACGCTTCGAGCGCATCGCCAACGAGGCTGAAGCCCCAGCGCCCAGCCTGCCGACGATCAAAGGGGAGGCCGTGGCCGGCCAGGGCGAGCAGGCGCGTATCCTCGACGCCGTGGACATGATCTACATGGCGTTGACTGGCGTGGAGGACCAGGTGCCCTGGTGGGTGGCCCCCCTCGTCTGGGTATGCATTGCGCTCGCCGTGCTCGGCGTCGGTTTCATCGTGTGGCACACCGGCGTCGGGCGGCTGGTCAAGGGCTGGCTGGGCATCGTGACGCCGACGGAGCGCCGAGCGGCCGAACTGACGGCAAGCCTAATCGACCTAACGCCCGAGCAAGCGGTGGCCGCGGTGGCCGAGCTGCGCCGGGCGGACCCGACGTTTGACGCGGCGTTCCGGCGTGCCGCGCCGATTCGCACTCCCAGCCGGAAGAGGAAATGACCATGGCCAGTTTCATCGGAAGCGTTTGGTTCGCTCTGCTCCTGGGCGTCTGTGGTTACGTGGCAGGCAACCTGTTCCCGCTGTCGAAGTTCAAGAAGTGACGCTGGTACGCACCTGCTGCTGTCAGGGCTGCTTTGCCAACGACGATTGCCCAGTGCCGTACACCGGGCTGGGCGATTTCACGTACGAGGCCTCAATAGACACAGCGGCCATTGCAGGCAATTTTTCATTGTCTGCCATCACAGATATTCAACTGAACCCGCAATTGGAGGGCCAGGCTGGATACACGTCTGCGACTGACTATCCATTCTGTTGCGACCAATCAGCGCTTTGTACAAATCAACCAATCCCATCCCTTGCCGAGAAGTATTGGGATCGAATGGGGCGGGCCATCCTCACGTCCCAACGGACAAACTATCCGTGTTACACAGTCGTTAGTTCAGCCAAGCAACTGCCTTTGGTTTTGTACGCACAAAGGTGTACAGACAACAAACGATTCACATACAACGGATGCACCACACTACCGCGGACATGTGCCTGTCCTGGTCCATCTGGCGAAGATAGTCAGGATTCGACTTTCTATGCCCTGCTGGTCAATCCTCCGCCGCCCGGTTATTCACTGCAAGCTGGTGAATGGTCAGCGGACGTTGAACCGGCCGTAGATTTTGGGGCGCTTAGCGTTGGATCGGGGCAACTGCTCATCCGGCGTAACTCGCAGTCGACATTTCAGGTGACGCTGTCGAGCGGATCTAACGTCAACTCGATGTCATATCGGCACCGGGAGAACATTTGCGACGGACCGGCTACCGATTGCGGGCCATGCACTCAGCCGGTCGGTGGCAATGGTGGTATCCCTTGCTCTGCTGGCAGGTGCTGCTGCCGGAGCACGCTGCGTTTTACGTTCACCGTTAGGCGTGTGGTGTATCCGATCACCTACGTTTGGAACAGCTTTACGCACGAGTTCGACCGCACGCAGGGATCGCCGTACAACTGGACGCAGAGCGTCGTCTGCATCTACGAAGGCCCGGTGGATGAGCGCCTGTATCTGGTGACTGGTACTTCGGCGCTGCGCACGTTTACATTGCTCGCGGCGTATATTTTCGATGACACGCCGGGACCAAGTAGGGACCTAATGGTTGTTTCCAACGACTACTGTCCATGGGATACGTTCGGAGACCCATTGTCCACCGGTGTTGGTACGTCGATTGGACCGTCGGGAGTCTCGCCAACGTCAGTCGTCGACGACGAGTGCGCACCGTGCGTCGCTGCAAGCCCGCCGACGCCCGCGGTGCTCTCGATGGAACAGGCCGAGCGCCTAGGCATCAAGCGCCTGATCACCGTGACGAGAACATCCCCATGAAGCGCTGGCGCATGACACCGAGCGGTGAGCCCGAGGTGACCGAGGGCCCAGGGCTGGGCGACATGGTGCGAGGAGCTGTCGGCGTGGCCAAGGCAGCGCTAGGCGTGCAGGCAGCACCGGTGGCCGAGGTGCAGGCCCGCTGGGCATTCTGCCAGCAGTGCGACCAGCACGACTGCGGCCGGTGCCTGTCGTGCGGCTGCTTCACCGGCGCCAAGATCCGCGTGGCTGGCGAGTCGTGCCCGCTCGGCAAATGGGTTTCCGTCACCGTCGACACCCAGCCGCCGAAGCCGTGTTGTGGCCGAAAAAGTGGATAATCGCACCTCGGACCTATAGACAGGTGCAAAGAGTGACGATATCAAGTGATAACCAACGTCCACACCGTTGGTAACTAGGGTCACTGGCAACGCCCAAAAGCCGCGTTTTTAGGCTGTCTTCGCGTCCGAGAATATGTGTTCTGTTTTGCAATAACACTTGGTTTTTAAGGTTATTCCGGAAAGCGGACGTAAAAGACGGACGTTGACTTTGACTCCCGCAGGCGGCTTTTGGTGCCGTCTGCGTCTTCTCCGTCGTGTGGTTTGGAGTCACTGACATGGAACGTCCTGAATCGTCTGAACTGGCCGACGATGGCCTGCCTCTGTCCGACATCGACCCGCAAACTGGCTGGATGTACGGGGAGGTGGGGGCTTGAAGCACAGCGAGACCATCGGCGCCATCGCCAAGGCGCTTGCGGCCGCCCAGCGGGCCATCCGCCCGGCGATCAAGGACGCCACCAACCCGCACTTCCGCAGCCGGTACGCCGACCTGGCGGCCATCGACGAAGCCTGCCGCCCGCATTTGGCGGCCAACGGCATCGCCATCCTGCAGGCATCATCGTTCACCGACGGCTGCGCCTGCTGCACGACCACCCTGGTACATGCGGACAGCGGCGAGTGGTTCGCCGCGACCCTGAGCCTCCCTGTTGACCGACCGACTCCGCAGGCCATCGGCTCGGCGCTGACGTACGCCAGGCGTTACAGCCTCTCAAGCCTTGCCGCCGTTCCGGCTGGTGACGACGACGGAGAAGCTGCAGAAGGGCGGGGGGATCCGCGCCAAGCCCGTGGGGGACCTTCCCTGTCCCCTCCGGTCGTGGTGCCCCCGCCCACTGCGGTCGTCCCGTTCGACCCGCCTGCACCGTTGGCCTACGACGCCGACCTGCCCAAGGACGCTCCCGACCCGTACCCGTGCGCGTACACGCCCGAGGAGCTGCGGCCGGTGTGGCGGGCACGCGAGGGCGACGTGCCCTCGAGCCGGGCGAGGACGTATTACACCGACGCCGTCGGCAAGATCATCAGCATTCAACTGCCTGACGGCCCCAAGAAGCCCACCCGCGTGCTGCTGTGGTCGACCACCAGCCAGGGCGGCGTGTACTTCTCGTCGTTCCGGTCGTGGACCCAGCCAGAGGGGGCTGGGGCCACGATCCGGCTGACCGGCGTGACGAGCACCGAGAAGGACGGCAAGCGCTATTGGAACTTCGAGCGTGCCGAGAAGGCCACGCCCATCGACCTGGGGGACCACCATGACCTTCCGTTCTGACGATGACACCCCATCGTGGGGGGCCAACTGGCATTCCCTCCTCCGAGCCTTCCCGGCGCTCACGCGGGCGCCCGAGGCCCAGCAGCAGGGGTTTCACGAGCGCTTCGGCAAACTCGACCAGCGGCTGGTGGCGCTGGCCATCGAGCGGGCCCGCGAGTCCAAGACCGGCAACACCATCACGGTGGAGTACCTGCAGAAGGGCTACGCCCGGCTGGTGCCCCGGTACGACGCCGAGCAGCCATCCATGGCGGCTCGGATCGTGTCGTACTGGTCGTTCCAGCCACGGGGCACGGGGAAGGCCGCTGGGCCGTTCCGCACGGCAAGGGAGGCCGAGAGGGCGGGTGGCCGCCCGAAGGCGCTGTGGGTCAAGCCCGGCGACGGGTCGTGGTTCGCCGACCTCGAGGACACCGAGCCGCTGCCCAGGGAGGACCAGTGTGACGCCCTGTTACACGTCGAGGCCCTGATGTCGACGCTGCCGCGCCTCGATGACAAGGGCACGTGGCACCTGACCGAGCCCGGCCATTTCCAGCAGTTTGTCGACGGCGGGCGGGCGCTCCTGGCGGCCCCCCCTAGAACCCCCCCAACCGAGGTCGACCCGCGCGAGATCGGCAGCGACAGCGCCCGTCCGATTCGCAGCGCGGGTCGTACCATCGGGAATGGGGGTTTGTCAACCCCCCCCAACGGAATTAGAGACGCAGGCGGATTGCGTCTACCGACGCACCGCCTGTCGGACGAAATGGTGGAACGATTCGCAGAAGCCATCGACCGGCGGGACGACGGATCGGCCTATGGGCCGACCGCGCCCGGCGGTCGAGGAGGAGAAGCATGAAGGACAAGACAGGAGAACTGGAAGCAACCATCCGCGCCATCGAGGCCCTAGCCGACCGGGCAATCGATCTCAGGCGGGAGAAAGACCACCTGCAGGCGCAGCTGCGCATGCTCGAGGTCGAGAACGCCAGGCTGCGCGCCAGGCTGTCCCACTACGAAACGAACGAAATCGAGCGCCGACTGGCAGACGGGATTGGCTGATGGGACGAATGCAGCGAAACAAGGGTGCCAGGGGCGAACTCGAGGCGGCCGAGATGCTGCGCAAGCATCTAGGCATCGCTGCCGAGCGGGCAGCCCGCAACGGCGTCGACGGCGCCAGCGACCTCGATACCTCGATGACGTTCTGGAAGTGGGAGGTCAAGCGCTACGCCCGCCTGGGCGTCGAGTCGATCATGCAGCGGGCAGAACTCGACCAGGCGGCCAGCACCATCAGGCTCGACCACACGGCGCTGCTCATGCGGGCCGATGACTGCGAGTGGCTGATCGTCCTGCGCCTTCATGACGTGCCGCAGTTCCTGCGAGACCTCGAGATTCAACGTTTGCGAGATCCCTAATGGGCCTACCTCGCAAGTGGGATCCGATGCTGCCACCCAAGCCCGAGCCCAAGGGCAAGGGCAGGGGCAAGACGTGGCACCAGTTCAAAGAGAAGCTGCGCAAGGCGCGTGGGATCTACGCGTGTGAGCAGTGCAGGGCCATCGTGGATTCGTTGGAGGGGCACCATATCGTCAGGGTGCATGATGATCCTGCGCGTGAGTACGACCCAACCAACGTCCGTTTCCTGTGCCAAGTGTGTCATAAGGCGCAACACACAATAGGTAGTGGCTGATATGTACCCCCCCCCCATAGGTGGGGGTGACCAATCTCCGTTGCCCAC